CAAATCGGCAAACAACTGCATAGTTACCAGCGCCACGACGAGGACGTTGTGCGATTAATTTAGCAACACGGTTGATTTGAATAGCTCGATCTGCGTGCTCATCACCAACAAAAGTTGCAGTGCCTGATACTTGTGCTTGGTCATATGTTTGAGTAGCAGTGCCGGCTAAGCTAATCAAAGACCCGATGATTTCTTGGTCAATTTCAGCAGTAATTTCTTGTGCTAATGCTGCCATAATTTCAGCTTCAACATCAATACCTTGTTGTGCTTGAGCATCTTGAGCTGCTTCAAATGTCCAACGAGCAGACAATTTGCGAGGTTTAGCTTCAACGGTTTGTTTCAAGATTTGGATGCTCAATCTTTTACCAGCTTGGCCTTCTAAACTAGCAGTTGAAGCTGCTGCCGCTGGAGATGAGTCATTACCTGAATAAGATTCAGCAATTTTGAATGGTGACAATGCTTCTTCACCAGCAGTTACTTGAGTTGAAGAATCTGAATAACGAACACGTAATGTGTGGATTTGGCCAACTGGGCCAGTCATTGGTTGAACACCAACTAATTCGTTAGCGATAACGGTTGGCATTACACGACGGATAACAGGTAGAATTACACGGTTAAGTGTAGCTACGTTACCAGCTGAAGTGCCGCCAGCAGTGGCGCTTTCCATAAGGTGTTTACGAGTGTTTTCTAAAGTTACACCCATTACTGATTTTTTTGTACCCTGTAGACCTTCTAACAGGGCTTCTTTAGTTTCGGCCCAACGACCATTAAGCAATTCTGACATTTAATTTCTCCTTAAATTTAAAGCCCAGCGAGTCTACGAATATCAACAATATTTGAATCCGTTTCGCTGTTACGTTGTGTTGTGGAAGTTTTATTTCCATATACTTCTTTTGTTTCAACTAATTTTTGTTTTTTCTTTACTACCGCACCGCCAATTACTGATGGTAGATATTTTTCAAAACTTTCATTTAGTTTGGAGGTTTTTACGCCTTCCATTAATTCACCCATTATTGAACGTTGCTCATGGTTTAGAGGAGCTAACAATTCAGTCATGATATCTTTTCTAACGCGTGATTCTTTAAGAGCTTGTATTTCTTTTTGGTTGCTTTCAAGTATTTTCTCAGCTGTAATAACGGCATGAGCGGCTTCTTGCATAGCTTGGTCTTTTATATCAATTACTTTAAGTAATTTAGCTGTTTCAGATTTCTCATTTAAATAGCTAGATTGATATTCAGACGCAAATGCTTCAAATAACTTGCGACCAAATTCTGACCTACGAGCTGCTTCAATATCTTCTTTCAATGCTGTTAATTCTGTTTTAAGGCCAGTTTTCACTAAACCTTCAACTAAAACTGCGGCACGTTGAACAAATTGTTCTTTAATTTTTTTGATTTCTTTACGACCTTCTCTAAGGATTTTAACTTTAGTTTCAGTCACTTCTTTTTTATCGGTATAGAATTCTGTAATTTCTTGTGCGAGAGCTTCAACTACGAAAGATTCCAATAAGCCAAATTTATTAGCTATTTGTTTTTGATCCTCATGTAAATCTTTAACTTCTTCCGCCAATTGTCTAGTAACAAATTGTTTCATGACATTAGCGCCTTCGGTCATTTTTCTAGCATATTTGATTTTCATTTCTGCTAGTTGTTTACGATCATCGGCAAATTCCACGATTTCATTAGCTAATTGTTCAGATATCATTCTGTCCACTGCGCCAATCATTGTATTTTTATCGTGTTCATATTTTTGGGCAAATTCTTCGCGTAATTGTTGTGCAACTTGTTCTCTATTCTCGTTAATACGAGTAGTCCAAGCTGTCTCAATTGACTCTTTTATCTCACTAGATACCACATTATTTTCAAAAAGTTTGTTTAAAACATCTAACATGTGATTCTCCTTTCTTGTTTACCCATTATTGCTAATGGATTAATTTTGAGATGTGTATGTATTTCCATACGTTTACTATTACTAGTAATTCTTTTGTCAAACATATTCATCATTTGAGATTTGTAATAATTCCCATTAAGGAATCCTTAATGAAACGCTGTGCTTTAGGGTCACCTTTTACTTCTTGTGCCAAGCGTAGTGCACTATGCCCACCTCGTGAATTCATAAGGTGTTCATATATTGGTGTTGGATATGCCCCTGGCGCTGACGGTGTTGCCACAAAATCAACTGTTATAATTTCAAAATCTGATACTTCGTTTGACCCATTATCGCTAACATTACCACTACCTCTGGATGAGACGCCTAATTTAACACCACTTTCCAGCATTGTTTTTATTAGTTGTCCCATTGGTGTTGGTAATATTTTTAATTTTCCATAGCCATTTGGGCCATCCATCCACATGTTTGTAATCATATGAGAAACCCTATCTAGGTTTATCTTTAAATCATCTGGATGGTCGGCCTCTCCACACACGGAATAGCCATTTTGAATTTGGTCATTCAATGTTTTCACAGCTCTTGATATTTCAGATACTGGATAGATTCTTTGATTGGCATTTCTGATTCCACCTTGGATACAAATACCACTAAGATAGAGTGATTTTTCTGGTTGTCCGGAAAAATTCTTTTCATCTTTTGATTCTAAAACACATTGAGCCATATTGGGTGCTATTGTTTCTTGCAGTAGTTGTCTATTCATAATTTACCTTTCTTTGATTCTATTTAGCATTTAAAGTATCTACTTATCTGCCTTTTAATGGGCTTTTAGTATTAACTTGCTTTTCAGTGGCGCCTTTTTTTTCTGCACCATGGCCTGCTTTAACTGATTTGTTATAGCCAGCCTTTTTAACACCACCTTCTACATTTTGATATTTTTCAGATGAGATAGGTTTAGGAGTTGGGTCAGCCAAGCCACCTTTAGTGCCTTTATTATCAGCTGTTCCACCGGGTGCAATATTGTCAAAGCCATCGCCTCTTAAAAAGTCTTTTGCTAAACCTTCAATTGGGCTGCTGTTGTTAACACCATCGTCGCCATGCTTTGGTAAATTTACTTTGTTGACATATTCCATGAATTTTTGAAATTCATCATCAGATTCATCACTTGGCTCTTGGTCTAATTCGTCATCGCCAAATTCGCCATCCATATCAAATTCTTCTTCGTCATCGTGGATGCCAGGATATGATTCTTCTTCATTTTCTTCATCGTGTAACATTTCTTCAAATTCAGCACGTAATGCTTCTAATTCATCTTCCAAATCGACAACTCGGTCTTCAAGGTCGCCTTCTTCAGATTCTTCATCATCAAATTCAAAATCATCATCTTCTTCAGAATCATCTTCATCTTCTGATTCTTCGTCTGCATCTTCTTCGGAATCATCTTCATCTTCAAAATCTTCTTCGTCTTCATCATCTTTTTCAAAGTTGAAATCAGATTCTAATAATTCTTCATATATTTCTCTTGATTTACCAACAACGATATTGTGAAAAATCGCTTTTGCTGTTTCTTGGTCTTCATTTATTAAAGCTTCTAGCATTGCTTCAAATTGTGCGTGATCCGACATTGTTTAATTCTCCTGTGATAATTACATGTGTGGTTATAATTTATTTATCTTTTATAGCGTAAAACCCCGCCATTTGATGAAAAACTCATTTCAACCATGCTTGTTACATTATTTTTTTTAATACTTTCATCAAAAAATGCCAGTATCATTCCAATCGTTATTTAGCAAAATGCGTAGTTAACTAGTTGGCATGCCCTATAGCTTCCACGTTGGCTTCCACTATAGAACAATATTTGAAAAAATTTTTAGGCTGGTTTTGGCATTGAATACATGGAATTAATAAAACCCAATTCACTTTCTTGTTCCAATATATGAGCCTCGCTTGCTTTGCGTAGTTCATTTATTTGCCTAAGAGTAAGCCTGGTTTTTCTATTATCACCACGATGTATTGTGGAAGAATCCTTACCTGGATTATATCTAAGGTCACTAGCAACTTGTCTAGTATCCGGGTCTATATAAAATAATTCTCGTAATATCATAAAATGTCCTATATTCTATTGTATTCCTGGTGCGGCGGGTGCCATATCGGGCATTTCATTTTCACCAGGTGGTATTTCACCTTCCATTTCAGGTGGCATATCTAAATTACCCGCCATACCTAAATCACCTTGAATTCCAGCCGCTGATAATCCAGCACTTCTTAATTCACCGGCAGAATCCGTATGGGTTGGTTGGCCTTTACCACTTTCCTCACCCCATAATCTTTCATTCTCAGCCAATTCTTCGTCCGTTAATCCCAAAAACCTCTTAAGAGCAAATCGTTTACTCATATAAGGAATTTGTTGCATAGTATTAAATGTATTAATACGTTCTGTATCCAAGGATGCCTGTCTTGAACTAGCAAAGTTCATGGGTGGATTAAATTGCAATTCAAATAAACTTGAATCAATATTTACCCCCCTACTATCCATATATAATTTAAACTCTTCATCAAATACACGAGTTATTAAACTTTGCAATCGCTCACAATATTTGTTAAACCTAAGTTCTTGTATATATGCAGTACCAACCCTACCATCATTAAAATTAGCTTGACTATCATCAGCACCAGTTGGCAAATAACTACTAGGTATTCTTAACCCCCTAAATAGCTTATTTGTGAAGTATAAAAGATCGTTTATTTCACCTAAGGCACTATTTGTTGTTATAATTCCGCAACTTAGCGCAAAAGTATGGTGTTTATGATACAGTTCATTTCCATCAATTGTTAGGGTTCCAACTTCAATTTCATCATCTAAATATTCAATTTTTACAATTCTATGGTTATGGATTGATTCTTTTTTTCTAAAGTCAACCCAATTCTTATAGCCAAAACGTTTAACCATTGACTTAATACCAGATGCTTTAAAGCCATCAGAGATTTTCCAATTTCTAACTTTTTTGGTTTTGTTTAGTTCAGCCAATTCGGTTAATAATGTTTCATTATTGTTTAGACAACGTATAACATCATCTATAGTAAATTGATGTGTTGTTTTACCTTTTACCAAATTGATAACTTCTTTCAACATATCATGTGAATAGTCAACAGTTTGTATATTGGCCATTTTAGCCAAATGTTGTTTTCCTTCTTCAGATTCTCTAAATTGTTTACCAGCTTCGGAGAACATTTCGCCACGTTGTTTTCTATTATCTTCAGTCCAATACTTCATTCGTTTATCAATAACATCTTTTCTAAATTCTGGGTCAGTATTCATTAGATGATTGAACTGTACATTACCAAGTTTGAATGCATTGCGTGAATTTTGTGCTCTAATTTCTCTATCTTCAGGTGACAAATTGGCAACATAATTTGTTACTATATCGCTAATTTGAGCACATCTTTTCACATATTCTTCTTCAGACAAATTTGCCCACGAATCAGTGATTGTTTTAATGCGGTTACTTCTATCTATTTCATTTAAGCTATCCCATGATTTTTTTAAACCAACACTTACTTTTTTACAAAATTCCATATGTTTTTCTGGAAACTGTTCTTTAATGTTTTTATTATATTCATGTAGTTTATAGATAGAATCTTTGTGATAAGCAATATGGTCCTGATTAGCCATGAAACACAAATTGTTTGGGTCATTATCAAATCTATTGAAATTTTTATGGTGTCTTACTTCATATAAGCCATTGCTGATAGTTTCATCATATACTTCATACTTGACAACAGTATCTTTCAAATAATCGGCTACCATTCTATGGGTAAATTTCCATGTTTTATCTTCATTATCAAAAAATTCTTCATAGATATTACTACCAAGAGTTGTTTCTTTTCTTCTATAAAGGGGAATTAGACTATCACCTACTACGAATTCACCAGCGCGTTTAAATTCAGCATCATATTGCGGAAATTTATGGCATGGTGTGCAGGTAATGGTTTCACCGTTATCCAGCGTTAATTTCATAACTTTGGCAGATTTATGGGTAACACCAGCCCAAGTTATCAATCCAGGAACTATTTTTCCCGTTTTTGGTTCACCGGAATAGGTCCATAGTTCTTTACCTGTTTTCATTTCTTCTTCAATTTCTTTAATGGATAGTTCTCTACCATCTAATAGAGATACTTTGGTATCCATTGCAAAACAGCCGCCTGGCAGTGTATCTACCTTGCTACCGCGTCCATCTGCTGTCATTGGGAAGAAATAATCTTCATTGATAGAATTTTTAACAAATATTCCACTATCGCAAGCAAAGGTGTGATGGTTATGCCATCTTTCTCTACCATCCACGGTAATTGTTCCCACGTCTCTATTTTCCACTGTTTCAATTTTTACAATTCTCACAGTGGTATTAATGTCACTATCTTCAAATGTAATAGAATTAAAATTCAGATAGCCATCTATTGAATAGGTTATATCTTTTTTTATAGCATAGAATATTGATAATTTTTCTTTATCGGATAAATTGTCCCAATTAGCAAGAACATTGGATATTTCACTAGCTGAATTATCATCTAGTGTATTAAAGGTTCCCCAAAATTCTTTTTGTCTAGTATAATGATACAAAACATGGTCATCTTCACCCATAAAGCCAAGGTTTCTTGGGTCATTATTAAGAGTATTACCATCTTTATAATGGATGGTTGTTTTTGGTTCGTGGCAATTTTCTGTAAGATACGTAAATTCTTGATGTTTGTTTATTTCTTTAAAGAATTCACCGACCATTTTATGAGTCCACACCCAACTATTAGAAGAATGGTCCCATATTTGTTGATATTTTTCACCTGCTGATACGAAGGGGAATAGTCTATCGGATGGTATTAGGTCTTGTGCTTCAACAAATCCTTTACCCATTACTGGAATTTTATGGTCTGGTGTTACTATTAATGTTTTACCATTATCCAACGTGAGTTTGATGGTAGTAGTATTTCGTCTAGTAATACCAGCCCAATCGATTACCCCTGGTAGGATTTTTCCGTTATTTGGGTCACAACTATAAATCCAATTTTCCTTACCTTGTTCAAATTCTTTTATGATATCTTGCAATGATAATGTTCTACCATCCAATAGTGGAATTTTAGTTGATAAATCCAAACACATAGGATTATATGCTGAATCTATAACATTGGAATTGAATGTGTATACACCTTGTTCAATAGCAAATGTATGGAAATTGTGATTAATTTCATCACCATCAATAGTCAATGTTCCAACCTCAATTGGTTCATCTAATTCCCTAATTGACACTATTTTATGAAAATAATCCAATGAATCATCACCCATATCATTTAGAAAATCACTATTGTTGTTTTTTTCATTTATAGAATATAATCTAGTGTTGAAACTAATTAGGCTGTCTTCATTGGCGACGATATCCTTGGCTTCTGTTTTACCTTTACCAATGATAGGGAATTTATGTTCTGGTGTGCATATTATTTTTTCTCCGTTATCAAGCGTAAGTTCTATTACTTTTGCTGCTTTCTGTGTAACCCCAGCCCATGAAATAACACCTGGAACCATTTCTCTAGTTTCTGGGTTGCAACTATATGCCCAATTTTCCTTACCTTGCTCAAATTCTAATGCTAAATCAGCAATGGACAGTATTCTT